TAGCCAAAATATGTTGAAGCCTTTGTAGTCGCTCTCGTATTTGTGGTTCATAGGATTGTTAGCTCCTCCGTTCCAAGGTCTGAACCAAGATAGTCCGTCTTTCTTGAGTCCTTCTATCACCCTGTTGGTGATGTTTTCGTATATGGTTAATTTAGTGTTCATTACTGAAATATATTTAGGGGTTATGATTGGTAAGTAAAGTTGCAGTCGTAATTCTCATTACAGAAGTCTACCATATGGCGTAGAACCGTCTCGCATCTGTCGACATCTCCTGTTAGGTAGTTTCGGACAGCGTAGGTTGGTCTGCCGTTGTTGTTGTTAAGGATACATAGAGCCCTGTTCGGATGAGTAGGGTGGAAGTTGCTAGAGAGGTCTACCTCTGTTGCGCTATTGAAGGTGTTGAGAGAAATGTACATTTTTGTTTGGGTTTTTGTTTTTAGATACCGCTAATATGGGAGCACCATTATCCATAAAACAAATATTTCTTTGTGTTTATTCCCTTTTGGCTCTCTACCCATACGAAACATACCAAAAAAAATTCCAAATTTATTGGCACAAAAGAAACCCCTAGGTCAGTAGGGGCTTCAGATATGGAAAATAATTAACACTAGTTCAGGTTAGGGAGAACTACACCCATACATAGCGAATATAGTTAATCTTTCTCTAAAAACGACAGGCATAGGGGTAAAACTCCTATTAGACATAGGAGCATTCCGTTAGTGGTTATCTCTTCGTCCATACTTGCTAGGGCGTAAACGACTATTAATCCCCCGATAGTACGCTTTGCGCTCCATCTCCTTAGTTTGCCCTTCCCCTTTAACAATTCAGTTAGGTCAAATCTTCCTAATAATACTAATAGCTGTTCTTTCATTGTAGGATAGTCTTAATAATTCGGTAGGCTTCGTTCTCAGCATAGGTGATTATCTCTTCCTCCGATTCTAACAGGGAGAACGCTAGGTGCATCGCTTCGTGCATTACTAACCCCATCGTATGTACATCATCTGTACATCTGCTCAGGTTAATATAGATAAACCTCTTCCCTGTATTCGGGCAAACGTTACATAGCCCTGCAATATATGCGTCCTCAGAGGATGCCTCATACCCCTCACACTCCTTTAGCGTTAATCCGTGTAGCTCAGCTACTCCAAAATAATCGAATAACTCACAGCAGTCCTCAGAGAGAAGCAGGTCGTATTTTGGGGTGCTGTTTTTAAGCATCACAATTCCATTAGTATATTAATAGGTGTGTGATTACCCAAAACTACCCCTAATCCGATAGCCTGTTTTTTATAGTTACGAGCGTAGGCTGCTGCATACGATTTAGAGTCCACTCCGCACCCTACCTGCATACCGAATACTCTGAAATTACGCCCTACCATCCATTCGGTGTAGGCTTGAGTATGAATATGCCCCTGAACCGTACTCATCATATCGTTCTTAGCCTTAGTCCTTGCTGTACCCCCCTCTCCGTGAACGAATTGTACCCCATCATACACTATTCGCTCAGTCCAATTCCAACTAGTTCCGAGAACCTCATTATATGACTTAATCCACTCCTTAGGTATAGCCGAAGAGAACGACTTCCTCATTATGAGCCTATCGTGATTACCTATTATTACGTCTGCTATGGGGAATGCGGTGTACCATTTCTGTACACGCTCTATTGCCCTCTCTAATTCATCTCCACCTGACATTCCATTAGGGTCTGACTCGTGATATGAGCTATAATGGTTATCAATAATGTCACCTATGAAGACTACCTGATTACAATTGTACTTAGCATAGGTCTCTATGCAGAACTCTAGGTAGCCATCTAGGTCAAATGGGCAATGTAAGTCACCAATCACTAGGATGCGCCTCTCAGGAGCAGTCAGGTGCTCGAATGCTTTTAACTTATTGCCGTGTAGCCTAGGTCTCAATACGTCCAAATAAGTAAAGGTGTCTTATTCGGGTCACAATCTACGTGAATAAAGTTGCTTCCCATACCTATCCTAGTGAACCCTGCGTCTAACAGGGCTTCAAGCATTAGGAATCGCCTACTGCTGCTACCGCAATGTAGGTCTGCTGCCCATCCCATCATATGAGAGCTGTTCTTTACCCCCCCTACTGCCCGATTATGAGCGATACTCCTAAAACCTGAGTTAATTATAAAGGGAAAACCTGCTATGTCTCGAGCTATGTCGAGCATATCCAAGAACTCAGGCTCCATCATCTCCCCTGAGCCTATTGCATCAGGTGAATCGAACTCAGAAATCTTAAAATACTTTAGTTGATTCATATCCCTTTCCTTGCGATTAATACTTTTAGCTCGTGTATCCCTATTATACACTCTTTTACTAGCTCTTTTATCTCATCTCTGTCAGACTCAAGACTTTTTACACGTCCTCTTAGCCTTTCCACCTCTCTTGTCAGGTTCACATACACACCTACCACAGCTAGGAGGCTCGGTATTAACGTGACTATTGTCTGTAACATTATCTCCATAGGTCTTTAGCCACTTTTTAAGTAGGGCGGTGTTAGTTTTGCGGTTCACGAAAAGAGATAGGTGCTTAATGCTGTGTTCCCTACCCCTGAGTAGGTCATTCCGTTCTGATTATACGTCTCTCTGATAGGTAAAATGTCTGAACCTGAGTTTGTTGAGTACTCAGGGAATAAACTTTGGTTATGACATAGGTATGACACTAGTCTCTCGCTGTAGAATTGAGCATTCTCCCTAGCCCTTTCCACTTCCCTATGCAAATCATCAGGGGAAATAGCCTGAGTGTTCTCTGCTGTCCTTATGACTAGCCCTCCATTGTCTATTTTAACGTACAAACTAGGTATCAAATCTACCATAGTCCACCACGCAGTAGTCTTTCGCACATAGTCATCTACCAAAGCTAGGTAGTTACCTGACAATGTACCTGCAGAAATCTCAGATAATACCTTATTCAGCAAGTCTGTGCCTAGGTATTGTTGTATTATCTTGTCTTGCACTATAATCACACTAGGAATTAAGTACGAGTCCTCTATTGAGCCGTTAAGGTTAGTTAATCGCTTCAGGTAGTCAGGGTTGACTATTAGTATTTCAGGTGTGAGTGCCATAGTTTTAGTTTAGAAACCCGTTATCAGGCATTGTATAAGGCATCTGAGACGCTATCGCAGGGTCATTAGGTGGTAGCTTATTCTTCTTCCTCTCTTCATAGGGGAGTTGGGCTATTATACGCTTAGCTTCTGCTACTGATACATTCTTGTTATCCTTCTGCAAATATGTACGCCTTATCCATCGGTGATGACAATTACCACCTCCTTTATACTTAAAGATATTGTAGGTGTTAGCTCCCCTAGGTCCCCATCCTTTATTGACGGCTTTATTTCCTGCAGCGATTATGTCTTCTTTCCTGTAAACCCTAGCTGCTGATACCATCTTGATGCAGAACTTTCTTGAATTACCGCTAGTTGATGGAGGGTCATAGGCATAGCGTACTTTAACAATGTCGTTGTCTAGCTTAGATGCCTCATCTTTAGTTGAGGTTATAGCCCTAGCGAACGTCCACGCTGCATTATGAACCTCATCGGTCTCATAGTCAACAAATCGCTCATCCACTAGCTCGTATTCATCAGTCATCTCTTCCCCCTGTTCTGTTAGCCAATTAGAAGCAGCCTCAAGGTTAACCTCAGAGTCCTCCTCAGGGACGCTCAGAGAGTGCTGAGACGCTTGTACTACAATTGGGGGGGCTTTGCCTATTAGAACGGTATCGGTTACTCCTGCGGCTGTAAACAGGCTCTTGAGAGCTTTATTGATTATCCTTTGATATGGCTCAACTACTTGCCTATCGAATAGCTGTGATGCTATCTCTAGTTCTTGAGTGCTTCCTAACTGACCTGCAGTCTTAACCCCGAACATAGCAGGAGACACCACTCTATGCCCTACCATTATTTTATCAGTAGTCTCAGTAGAGAGGAATTGATATTGCTTGTCAGCGTCTGAGAGGGGGAAAGGCTCGAAGTCAGGTTTTCTCTCGGGTTGGTCTGAGTACGTTATAATGAACTTACCTGCGTTCGTAGCACCTGCTAATTGAAGTTCAATATCGTTCCTGATGCGGTTACGCTCCTCAACAGGGGGTGTACCATTCTTGAAATGGATAGTAAAAGAGGGTGCTAGACCATTCTTTATATTATTGATATGATAGGTGCTAATCTCCTTATCAAGTTCAATGTAATTTATTGAGCCTATGTAGTCAGGCTTAGGATAGTAATAACTACCTACGCTAAAGGGCTTTACATACAGAACCTGAGTAGGGTATTCTATACTATTCTCAGGGTCAAATGAGTGTACTATCTCAGGCTCACATCTCTTGTCAGCCCAATCTCTAGAATAGTAGTAGAAGTTACAATCCTCTCTATCGTCAACCTCTCCTGACCTGAGGTTCTCAAATGGGAGATGCCTCACTTTCGATATGGTCGTTCTATCAATAGAGTAAATAACCTCTAATGCGAACCCCCCTTGTATTTTTAAGTCAATACAGCACTTACGAACCTCATCATCAATATCCCACTCCTGCATCTTGATTTTAGCGTCAAGAGAATCAGATTTGATGCCCTGACCGAATATCATCATCGCTATGCTGTTACAGAGAGCGTTATGAGTAGCCGAACTTTTGTATAGCTCAACAAGGTACTGAGGGTATAGGTTATCGTCCCCATACTTAACCCAATCTTTGCCTGAGGGTTGCTCCTCGAAGGACTTAGCTTGGTATTGTGATAAATTGATTATGTCCATTACTCGTAATATACGACATTGTTAGGCATTAATATAGTTGGTATCGTCCACGCTTTAGCACCTTTTATCTGCATCACTCCCACCTCGCACTCTCCGACTACCGATGCGCCCTCAGGGTTTGTGTTAGACGATGAGTTCTGTCCCCATATCGTATAGGTGTAAAACCCTGTATCTGTAATAAGAACGCTACTACTTGATGGTATTTTTGCGTTAGTCGCAATATTTGCCGCTGTGTATCGTTCATTATCTACCGAAGTCTTCAAAATAGTTACGTGAGTCTTCGTTGACATCTGCATCTTGAACTGAATCAAGTAATGAGTGAACGTAGGCAGGTACTTCCTAGCTTGAAAGGGAGTAACGTAAATAGTCTGCGTAGCAGAATCGGGTAGTAATTTAATCATAAGAAAAAAAAAAGGGACAGACGTAAGCCCATCCCTTAGATTCAATAGTTATTTGTTAACTCTAAGTAGTAGCTGTAAACGTCACTTTACTTCCTGAAGGAACGCCCGGAGATGTCATAGCTAAGAATGGTGCTGCGATAAATTCTTCAGCAGTAAACTCATATTTGAGTCCGTTGAAGTCTCCCATAGCTACACCTGATTCAAGTGTTCCTCCTGTTAGCTCTACGCCACGAGTATGTCCCATAATGAATACGTTATCGTTCACATCTTGCACACATATCGCTAATCTGCCTTTAGTCAGGTTCTGAAAGTCGCTAATATCTGCTGCAACCTCATTAGAGAATACACACGATACTACTTGCGTATAGAATATAGTTCCATTCTCAACAGAAGCGTTAACCGTCTGAGTGAATGAACCTGTGTTCTTATGCATATCATAGTTCTTGAAGACAGTCGCACTAGATGTAACTGCATCAGCAATCTCACCTGACGAAACGGCTGCCCAAGTCGGGTCAACGAATGCCGCTACCCATATTTGTTTAATCCCTCCTAAGGAATCTTTGCAAGGTAATGCTCTACCTGCTGCTACTGCTGTACAAGCCATCTGATATTAGATTAAAAGTTAGTATTATGACGAACGTCTAACACAAGACATCGACTTCTCGTCAACAATCTGACAACCTGCATCGAATAAAAGAGCGCAACGTGTTACCGCATCGCCTGTTACTGCTGTAAGGTCTAAAATACGAGCCTCAGTCATATCCGTCATAACATTTGTACCGAAGTACATATTGTCCTTTCTAGATAAGATAGCAGTATCGTTAGGGAAACCTGCAGGGGTGATAATGTTGTAACCTGCGTAACGTGCTAGTACCCCATCGTTCAAGAAAGGTAGTTGGTACGTATTAGCGAGAGCTTGGTAGTATAAACCTGCAGATTTGCGGCTCATATAGATGTTAGCCTCAGGGTCTCCTAAGATTGCGTCAGGAGCCTTCGCTACAAGTTGCTTTAGTCTCAAGATAATGTCAGTAGCTGCTACAGGATTAGCTGCAGCAGTCCAAGTTCCTACGTTAGTAGTCTCGTTAGTACCTGCACCTGCAACATACTTATTCATAATACCTGCAAACGATAAAGGAGTACCTGTACCTGTAGCTGCACCTGATACGAAGTAATACTTACCTGACCAAATGTTACGCTCTACGTCAGCAGCAGTAATACGTGCTACATATTGAGAGATGAACCCTGCATATGCGTTTGGTGCACCTGCGTCAGCTCCTTGCATCTGAGCCGCAGCCCAATCTTGAGCTAAGTCCTTATTACAGATTTGCTCGTTAACCTGAAGTTGCTCTGTCTCCAAAACTACGTCAGTTAATGTCATCTGATTAGGAGAGTTGGTTGCTCCGAACTCACAAGAACGGTCTTGTATAGCTCCTCCATTAAACTTCTTGAGGTTCGCTTTGAAACGAACGTTCTCAATTACGGAAAGGTATCCGTTAGCGATAGAATCTGCACTTAAAATTGCAGGTGCAACGAATGGGGTCGCTAATTGCCCTACATAAGTTGATGGTAAAACGGTTACATTAGCTGATGCCATAGTTACGAATTGTATTTGTTAAAGAGAGCTTTGATGCGCTCTTCGGTTGATAAACTTGTTAAATCTACGTCAGGCATAGCCTTTGCAGTTGGAGTCACACGCTTCACGCCTTCTGCCGCTGCTTGTGACTTTAATTCTTCTAGCTGAGCCTTCAGTTGCGTTACCGCCTCTTCTGCTGCTAGTTCTTCTTCGACGACTTCGCCCTTAGGCATTCTCTCGTCTAGTACTTTATTGATTAAATCAATGATGTAAGCCTCATCCATCTCTAGTTCTTCTTCTTCTTTAATCTCTTCCTCTACTTCCTCTTCGTCTTCGGCTAGTTTGTCTTGCTTTGACTTACGCACTTTCTTAACAGGGGGCTTTGCTGCTACAGGCTTCTTGCCTCCCTTAGGAGCATTTGCAGGTGCTGCTACTGATTTGCCCTCTCCTTCTCCTTCTGCGTCTCCTGCTCCTCCGACAGCAGAACTAATCTTACCGCCATCAGCGATAACTAAAGCAGTTCCATCTTCCAAAGTATATTCTCCATCAGGAAGTGGCATCTTCTCGCCCTCTTCATTCAAGATAAAAACGTCAGCCCCATCTTCAAATGCTGCTGCATCTGTATAAATGACTGTGCCGTTTTCAAGGACTGCTTCTGCTTCCAATTTAACTTCAATATCTGATGTCTCTTCAGTTTTGAGGTTGACATTAAACTTGTTAAATAAGCTGTTTATGCGCTCTTGTAAATTCGCCATATTAATTGATTCGGGTGTACATACTACTTAACGAACTCAGGGGGTAAAACCTTACAAATTGATGACAAATACTTTATAACCCCACCTATTTTGTGTGGTTCTCCACGCCTAGCTCTCATAGGTGATTCTACCTTCTCAAGAAAGCGTTATGAAGCGTTAGTCCACATAGGCGAAGGCAAGGACGCTACCTTAAAATGCCTGAGAAGAGATTCAGCCTTTTGGAGCAGAACCCCTGTTTTCTTCAAGAATTTCAGTCAATTCTGTCATCATTTTTTCACGTTTCTGCGACTCCATTTTATCAATGAAATAACCTTCAATCGAGAAACCTTTGACCTTGTCAGAACGCACCCAATCTTTCCATATTGCGTCATTCTCAACCTTGACTGAAACCATCCAAGTGCCGACAGGAACGTCCAAATTATACAGAGAAGATTTGTCATTCTCCTTTGATTCTACTATCCAAGATTCCACGACATTTAATCCATTTAACTTGTGCTCGTGTTCAAGAGTCGTGTTATTTTGATTCCCATATTTGAAGAATAACTCCATCGCTCGTCTTACCGTTCTCTTTGAGAAGTAAACGTGAAAGTCCTCTCCATCTTGCGCTCGGTATATTGGCTTGTCAGGAATCAGGGCTGCCCCTATTAACATTCTCTTGTCTGCGTCAGCCTCAGCTAATACAATCTTCTCTCCTTTCAGGGCTAAGAAGTCTGACTCAATCGCAGGGTGCTCCACAAGACTAATTGCGTCTATTCCGAAAAGCTCTGCTTCCTCGTCTATTATCAGTTCTATTAATTTCATTATAACGTTGTTTGGTCGGTTACTATTTGGTCTGCCTGTTGTTGATTAGTCACATTCTCAGATATTACGTATGCTTGTACGCTGCCTCCTGCGCCTTCTCCCATAAAACTGAGGTCTAACTGAGGGTTGGCACTAGCAGCGGCAGACGAAGCTCCTCCTCCTCCTCCTCCTCCTGCGGAGGGAGGTGGTGGTACGGTTTGGTCAGGTGATGCGAATCTACTTTTGGCTATTACTGCTATCTGTGCTGCTCCTGATATTGCTGCTG